GGGCGCCGTCGCTTATAATTGTCTTGCTTCCGTATTGCTGATTGATTGTAGTACTACTAGAGCCGTTTATATTATAAGACCCGCCGCTTATTGTAACAACGTGGGCACTTGCCTTTTTAATAAAGTAGTACTTTTTACCTTTGCTCTCGGTGGCATCGGGCAAGTTCACAGTTACATTGCCATCCGTAGTATTGCAAATAATTAACTCATAGCCGTTTGTAATTGTGTGAGTTCCCGCCGTGTAAACTACAGAAGCGTTATGCTCTTGCAGGTGCCAAACCATTTGCTCATCGGCAAAATTGTACTGCACCATTACCTCATATCTGGTATTTTGCGTAGGGAAAGAACTCGGCGCCCCGTCTACATTGTTTACCAACTCAGAAAGCATCAAAGCAGGAACACGCTGCACAGAGTCATTTAATCGGCCTATCTGCTCATCGTGGTAATTAACGCGATCCTTTAAACCGCCGCCAAGTTTCAAGCCTTCGCCTGAAGAAGTTAAGCCAGTATACACTGGAACCAATCCCAACCACTCGCCACTCCATTGCTCAGAGCGTGCTGTATAAACAGCGCCATTAAACAACCACTTGTAATCGTCAAAATAAAGCGATTTAATCGCCGTCAAAGTTCCTGCATCAATCCAAGTGCCTTGTATGGTGGGAACAAAATCCTTATACAATCCCGCAATTCCCTGCCCGAGCATTTCGGTGGGCGATCCGTGGCTTGTGGAATCCCAGCCGCCAAACCAATCGTCTGCGATTACATCGGTCGTTCCATTGTAGGCCAAAATATTGCCCGTTGCATATTTGCTGCTTGAATAGTAATATTTAGGCTCAACAATTATAGGCGTTGAATTTACGCTGCTTGTGGAATCTGGAGTGTAAACCTCGGTAATATTGAAAGTGAAATCTGGGTTTTGATAAGGCGAAGCGTCCGCAAAAGCAATCTGAACAGATCCCCAGTAAGTTTTGTCAAATGTCGCAGGAGTGCCTAACTTTTTGCCCAGAATGTTAAATCTGTCCTTGTAAGCTACAACCCGAGTAACCCCAATATTTAAAGTATCAAAGCCAGCGGGAGCAGTGCTCAATTGCTTATCAAAAACAAATGATGTCCAAGTGGTAGACTGGGTGTCTGTTTTGATAATTTCCTCTCTCACAGGGATTGCGCCCGTGTGAGAAACCCAGTAAAAATTTGTATTGTCTAATATCTTAATGTTCCCCGAGCTATCAGTGAGCCAGATTTGTATTTCAACTTTTGTGCCATCCTCGGGGCCTGTTGTAGTTCCTGAAAAAATATGTCGCGCAAATTTTATCGCAAATCTAACTCTCAGCGGTGCCTCATCGGGATTTGTGCCTGTTGGTATTCCAGAAAAGCCCCCTCCTAAATTTGCAGTCGATTGGTTTTGATAAGTGCGATAGACTCCAGTGTTAAGGGTGCGCTCTGTATCAACTTGCACATATTTGGCAGCGGGCTGATAAGTCAGCGAAGGCTTGGCCGCCCACTGCGGGCGCACATCGTTGCCAAGTGTAACCGTATGCGTGTAGGTGCCTGTTCCAATATACTGAAGGGTATAGGAATACTGCCGATAGGCAACAGTAGTATCTAAATATTCCGCCGCAGAAACAAGCCAGTATTTGCCTAACTCGTGAATAAATCGAGCCTGCAGAATATCCAAAACCTGCTCAAGCGCTTGCTTGCAGTCCACCATATTCTCACTGGAATACTGAAAAGCGTCTATATCACTTGCAGTTATATCTTTAAAAGCGTCGTAATCGCTCACAAATGTGTTTAAATCGACTTTCAGCAAGTCAATACCCTTTCTACTTGCATCGCTTGAGTAAGGGCTTACAGCGTCGCGCAAATAGTCCGTATTTGTTCCAGTTACAACCCAGTAATCTTTTAGTCCGAGCAAATCCAAGGATCTGCGGAATAACTGAGAAATCTGAATTTTACCATCTGTAAACCAATCGCTGCTCACTTTGTAACCGCTGAGCAACTCCAACCCATCAACAGCCGCCAAAGAAATCACTGGCTTGCTTTCGATAGACTCGCGTAAAAAAGTCATCTGATCAGCAACAACTCGGCCGACGTGCTGCAATACCGAATCCTTGTAAATCAATACCGCCCAGTACTGCTCTGAATTTGTGGCAAGGGCTTGAAATTCGCCCATAATAGTATTTGAAGGAATAACCCAGTATGAAGTTGAGCGCGATGCCCTAATAGGGTTTTGATAAAAAGTATCTCCTTCGCCGTCTCTTTCGATCTGGTAGCCATCCCGCGCAAGTTTTAACTCTGTTCCCCCTGTGCCTGAGCCGCTTGGGGCATCCCAAATCTCAACTTTATGCAATGCCCCAGTGATAGAATAAAAAGAGCCGTAGTATTTGCGTGCCATATTGCGAAATTAACCCCTTTTGCTGTCTTTATTATAACGCTCGAGCACAATAGCCAAATCTCTGCCTGTAATTGTTGTAGATGCCACAAAGCCAGATTGAGATCCTGTGTTTAGCATTCCCTGCAATTTATCCAGTGGTGCAATAACTTCAGGGTTACTGCGTGCGTTTGGATATTCACCCATAAGTCCAAGCGTCGGCCCTGAAACAATACCCCCCTCCGCGAATGCCGTAACCTCTGGGCCTTCCTTTAAACTATTTCGCACAATGGCAGCACCCGCAACCAATGCAACACCCGCAGCAGCTGCCGCGATTGGGTTAGTTAAAATTAATTTTTGGAAAGCCTCGGAAGCGACTGCCGTAGCAATCAAAGCCTTACCCAAAGAGTCCATAAATGAGGCAATAGCGCCCAGCATATTTTTACCGAAGTTTTTGCCCGCGTCTTGCTCTCCAGATACCAAATCACCGATAAACTGCCCGAAACTTACAGCGGCTTCGCTTTGCAAGGTAGCAAAAGCAGCGTTTACTTTTTCAAGCGCTTGCAGTTGTTTCTGCGCCCACTCTTCTGCTTTGATTGCTGAGGCTCTTTGCTCTGCTTGGTGCATTCTAAAGGCTTCGCTCGATCTGTTAGCCATCTCTTCATAGGCAGGCGGAATTTTGCCTATTTCTGTAGTGATCACCTGCACATCCTGCGCAACCTCATCAGCGCCGAAAATATCCTCAGAAGTTAGCGGGCCTTTCTTTTCAAATTTCTCCTGAGATTTCGTAATGTCATCAAGGATTCGCTCCTGCTCTGTTTTGGCTTCCTCCATTGGATCCAAAGGAATGAATTGCCCGCCAGAGGTTTGGGGCTTGGCAAGTTTCTGGAATCCGTCCTCTAATTTTTTAAGCTCTTTCTCTAAAGATGCCGCATCTTTGGCGCCCTGTTTGATTCCTTTATTGTAGTTTGTCTGCGCATTGTTTGCAGCCTCTACATTTGGAGTCAATTGAGCAACCTGCGAAGATGCGTTTTTGATTGCCTCAGTATAGAGTTGAGTTGCTGCGGCAGCGTTTTGGTTAATGTAAACCTCTGTACTGGCTGCGGCTGCGCTTGCAATCCGTTCCCCCAGCAAGGATTTCATTAAGCCGTTTTGCGACTTTTGCGCCTCATTAATATCCTCGATTCGTTTTAATTCAATTTCGGCAATCTTTGACGCTGCTTTGTCAACAATAGCCTTTTGAATTGATAGGTTAATTGAATCCTGTACTCTGGCATTTAACTGCCTAAGCCCTGCGGCCGTTTTTATATTTAAATCGTCAACTGCAATGCCTGCCTCTTTCAATGCGAGCAGTGCGCCCTTTCTTTGCTTTTCGCTTTTTGTGGTATCGTTAACAATATCCAGATAAGCGTTTAAACTTACAGCGTTCGCCTTTGCTGAACTGGTGGCGTCGGCAAGTTCTTTGTTAACCTCCGCCTGAATCCTTGCAAATTTCTCAGCCTCAGTTTCAGCCGTTGCAATTGCCACGCCTATGGCAGCAATGGCAGCAGCAGCCACAAGATATGGGTTTGCTTTTATCCAGTTGCCTACATCCTTAGCAGCATTTCCCAAGCCCCCAAACTCCTTAGACAAATCTCGCACCTGCATAGCAGCAGCAGAAAAGTTTAGCGCGGCGTTGGTAGCCATCAAAGCGTTGCGCAGCTCTTTGTTATCGTCGGCCACAATAGCCATAATAGACGATACAGAACTGAACGAAGTGGCCAAACCGTTCAAACTTGCACGGGTTGCGCCGTTTACTGTTTTCTGCTCTTTGCTTGCTTTGTTTGCCTCAGTTGTAGCCTTGGCCAGTTGTTTCTCCTGATCAATCTCTTTCTGAAGTTCTGCTTCCAGTACTTTCTTTTCCTGTATAAGGTCAGCAATCCCTAACTTTTGGCCAGCAATCGCAGCCTTAACGGCGTCAATTTCTTTTCTCAGCGCTCTCTGCCCTTTGATATCTGCGGCGCTCATTGCGGCGCTCTTATCTCTGAGGCTTTGGAGTTGCTTTTGATATTCTAAGGTGATCGCCTTTTGATCGTTAATCGCTTGGCTTACCTCCTTAATAGCATCGCGCACGCTCATATTTCCCAAAGCGTTTGCAATAGCTTCGCCCGCCTTTTGGCTGGTTTCTGCCATTCTCTTCGCACCCTGCTCAACTGTTTGAGCGGCTTGGGCCATATTCTTATTGAGCCCCGAGGTGTCGGCGCTAAGTGCTATATTAATACTGCTTTGAGTTGCCATTTTTAAATAATAATTTTATCGCCAGTTTCCAAAAGTATAAAGTCGCCAGATTCCAAAAGTAGAAAAGCATCTGCAACAACTCCGCCACGCGTGTAATTTATAATAAAGTCCATTCCAATCGTAGAGAGGCCTGCAAATCCTGCATTATCTTCAGCAAGGTGCACCTCCCCATCATATTCAATAACTTGTACCTTAACTCCGTTGAAAATGTTAGGGGTCTCAACCTCCATAGCGGTGCGCACTAATTCTGCCACGTCAATCGCGGAGGCGTAAGTTTTTGCCACAATCATAACCTGCACCCGAGTAAAGTCAGACAGCGAAGGCCCGCTTTTGCTCATATTACCGCGATTGCTAACAACTTGATAAGCCAGAGCAGGCAGTTCGCTTTTCTCTGGTATTCTCAACGGGTTAATCCTGTCACCAACTACCGCAGTAAGTGCTGCGTTGTTGCTTAGTATGTTGTAAATTGCGGTTACGGCTTTCACGCTTGAGGGGGTGGGGTTAGTTTGTTAAATATGTGTCTGTACTTTTCAATTACCTCCTGCACGTTTTCGGCTTGATCAGTTTCCCACGGGAATCTCATAAGCTTTTGCGGTGCTATCGGTTTTTTCAAATGTGGTGCTATCATTGTCGCGGCCATCCATCTGCTGAGTTCCCATTGGTTTCTGTACTGGTGAGTTTGGGCTTTTCTCATTCCGTGCAATCGCAGCCTAAAATAATAGGGCGAGCAGTTAGCGAAATCTTCCTCACTCATTAGCATCTCGCCGAAGCCTATTTGCTTAAGGCGGTCAAAGGTCAAGGGCTCAGCCTTGCCGCCTGTTACTTTCCCTCAACTGGGGCCACATCGTCAGCAGGTTTAAAAAATTCCTCAACTGCTTTCGTAAATCCAATAATGGCGGGCTCAAGTTCAGCAAATGAGCAAACCTCATCGCCCAAAGCATCGGCAGAAACAAAGGGGCACTTTTCGCCCTGTTTTCTGTAGCCTCCCGCAATCCCTGCGTAGGCGCACGCTCTACCAAATTTCAAAGAGTTGCCTGCGGTTTTGGTGCTCATTACAGCCCCCAACTTGGCAAAATCTTCAACTTGCAGATCTGAAAAAACCTGCTCGATAGATAGCATAGAGAAATAAAGGGGGTGAGTTACACCCCCTATTTTGATTTGCTGCATATTATGGAGTAACAGTGCCAACAGTCAAAGCGCCAGTGCCTTGGATAGAGGCGGTAAAAGTTGTAACGTCGTTATTCGGTGCGCTCAAAGTCAAGTTTGAAAAGAAAGCAGATCCGCTCAACTTGATATCGCCTGAAACATTTGAAGTCATTACAATAGTTACAGAAGTACCAGCCAAAAGGTCTGTTATCAAATCTTTCCAAGAAAGACCGCCAGAACCTACAGAGCCATCCTCTTCAAACATTCCGTCGACGTTCATAGTAAACCCACCTTCACCAACGATAAACTCTTTCCAGCCTGCGCTGTCTTTGTTGGTGGTTTCGATCATATCTTTTGTAATGTCGAAGTCGTTAGATGTCGCGTTTGCGATTTTAACTGGGCTGCCTGAAACCTCTTTATAGATTGCAATCAGCGTGCCGTTGGTAATTCCTGTAGTTGCCATTTGTATATTTTTATTTTTTTATTTCACTATTAAGCCCGCCTTCCGAGCCCTCATTTCTATAATTTTTACTATGTCTCTCTCAACATTGTAAAGAAACTGATCTTTATTCAATGCAAAAGATTTAGCCATATAATCGCTTTTTGGCATTTTGCCACGCTTTGCGCCTGCTTTCGTTTCTCTTTCTACAGTTCCGTGCTCGTAAATATAGGCGTGATATCCTTTGTAGCCAGCGTAAACCCTTGCACCTATCAATCTAACAGCTGAATACTTATACCTGCTATCTTTTTCAATAAATCCAATAGATCGGCTCAAGTTGCTAGTGTCATCTTGAATATTTTGCTGGGCTGAATCAATAAAGACTTTTCCGTATTTTTCAATAATGCCCCCAACAATGCGCGGCTCAAGCCCCAGACTTTTAATATCTGGTAACTTAAATTTTGTCTGCGCTGCATTGCCGTATCTTGACATTTTACTTAATCGTTTTTATAGCTGATTTCAGTATGCAATTTAATATACATTCTGCGCTCCAAGTCAGCAATGGAAATAATGTTGTATTTGTTCGAGTTCCAAACAATCCTATCATTCACCGAAATATTGGAATCATAGCGAATTGTAAAGTTAACGGTTTGCTTATTTTCTCTCCTGTCTGCGTTCACCTCTTCGCTGCCTGTTTCCAGTTCTACAATACGAGCCCACGGCGCTGCAATCTCTGTCCAAGTTTGCAATTTCTCGCCCGTGTTGCTATCGACTGTCTCGCTGTAGCGCTGAATTGAAATCAGCTCATCCATTAGCCCTGCGTTCATATCATTACAGGGATTTTATAAGGGTCAAGCAAATAATGTAATCCAAAACTCAGCGGGTTGTTGCTCACGCCCACAGTTACTGCTTGCCTGTTATCGTAATACTGCCCAATTAAAAGCAACGCGGCAAACTTAACAGAAGCGGGGCAAATAGTATCTGGATCTACGCCAGAAGTTCCTGAAGGATTGAAGCCCTCTGTTACCTCAACAATGTACTTAATTAAATCGTCGGTAACACTGGACGGGGCGCTCTCCATAAAGATATTCTTTGTGTAGTTGCTCATTGGATCAGGTGAAACAATCCAATCAGCAGAAGGGAAAGCAACAACTGCCTGCGAGTCGTTCACATAACTCACAGAATTTACGGCTAAAACGCGGCTGTTTACGCGCAGATAATTGCCCGATGGTATAGTGAGCCCGTTTACTGGATTGATTAGCGCAGGCTGGCCCACAAATGCGTCATATCCATATTTTGCCGTCGCTTTGCGCACTGAGTAGCCCAAATAATTGCCACAAGCCTCGACAGCCATACTGATAAGCCCGCTTATATAGGTATCGTCTGCGGTGCTTGTTACTCTCAAATGCTGCTTAGCCTCTGACAGAGTAATATAGTCAGTTGCTGCATTTAAGTAGGCCGTGTATCTTCTTGCTTTGTACATTTTATTCTGCGTCGAGTTCAGTCTCAGGGTTTACAGGCTTCGCTTTTTTGCTTGGCTTGCTGGGTGTCAATACTGCAATTTCCTCAGCAACTCCCGCCTCAATCAAAAGCATTGCCTGCTTTGTCTCCATAATAACCTCTTCACCTGTATTGTAGCTGAGGTTAAATTTTCCTGTGGGATTCGCAATAAACTTAATCTTCATATTGGCCCGAGGGCGATGCAGTCAAGATCACCCTCGGCACTCGGCACTTTTACGCCCCCGAGCGGGCAGATTATTAGGCTACGATGTCCTTGCAGACAGCGAAAGCGGCAGGATTCAACAAAGCAGTGTCCAAATAAGCATTTAAAACAACGTTTGTCAAGCCAGCAGTTGCGCCCGAATATGGATCTACTGTGAGTTCCATTCCTCCCCAAGAGGCCACGCACATTCTAGACCAGTCCGCGAAAATCATAGCAGACAAAGTGCTTGAAGTTCCTTTGGTCAAGTTGCTTGGAACCAAGGTAGTAGTTTGAACATTGTAACCGTTCAAATCAGTACCACCAGAAGGCCAAATAAAGTTACCTTCAACACCAGAAGCTTGGCGAGCAGTAGTTTGCAATTTAGCTTTTACCAATGGATTGGTAATATAAGCATATCCGTTTCCGTTTGCATTTTCTACAGCCTTCATCAAGTTCACAACGTCAGCCCATACTGGAGCGGCTCCGTTTGCGTTGGTGCTGTTTGAAGTTGCGCCACCTGCGTAAACTACGTTTACACCAGAATTTGCTAACACGCCCACAGGCTCGTTAGTTCCACCGCCTTTAATAGCAGCAGTTTCCAAAGATTGAGCCATTGCATTCAACAACCAGTTACGCACATAACCGTCGATGCTGTTAGAAGATTGGAGCATCAACTGATTAGAAACGCTGATATAAGCTGCCAAACGCTTAGGGCTCAAAGTTACTTTAGAGAAAGCAGGGCTCTTTTCAGTAGCAGTTCCGTTTTCAGTATTCCAACCAGCAGAAGGCAAAGTTTGAGCAGTTGGAAGATCCAAGTTCCCAACCAAGCCAGACAATTGCTGAACACCCAAACCAGCCAATACAGTTTTTGGCAACAATACATCAATGATTGAACCTACAGAAGTTTGGATGTTTACACCACCTTCAGATCCAGAAGTTCCGCCTGTAGCAGTCATATCACGTTTGAATACTTCAGAAGGGATTTTGATAGAGTGAGCGCTTACGCTTACACCTGAGCGCTGGAACTCTTCGCCGCCCATTGTAGAAAATTCACCCTCAACACCTTCGCGACGGCCAGTAATAGCCAAATTCATAGCGCGTTTGAAGCTGTACTCTTTAGCCATTTCTGACTTTTCTCTTTCCTCGCTGCGGCTTGCACTGTGGCCAGCGGCTTGAGCTGCCAAGTTTTGCAATTTCTCCAAGGTTTCAACCTCAGCTTTGATCGCGCCCAAACGAGCCTCGATTTCAGCCAAGCGGTTGGTTTCAGAATCAGCCATAGAACGGGCTTCTTTTTCGATCACAGTTTGCAGAGTAGACAACTCGCCCAACAGGCGGCCGCGCTCTTCTTTCAATGCTTTAATTTTATTCATTTTTTTGGTTTTTGTTTTAAAGGTTTTTGTATCTCAATAAAGCCAATTTGATCACATCGGCAGAGGCTTGGCTTCTTTTTGCCTCTTCAATTTCTTGCTCCTGATCACGCATAGCAACAATGCTACGAGCATCGGCTTCCGTGTCAGCGTAAGCGGGATAAGTTACAGGGCTTACATCGTACAAATCCTCAATTACTTTGATTGTACGCTTGCCCATTGTACCGTATTTGCTTGAATCTGCCCAAGTTTGTTCTTTGATTGTGAAAGCAAATGAGCTCTGAGTGATATCGCCGCGCATAATTGAACGCACAACGCTCATATGTGTGGGATTTTCATAATCTGGTACCCAAGTGTATTCAAGATTCCCGTCGGCATTTACAAAAACTTTGCAAGTGTTTGCCTTTGTGCGGCCCAAAATTAGCTCGGCCTCGTGATTAAACAAGCAGCGAATATCATACTCTTTATTTAAAGCGTTATCAAACGCTCCCGCCTCAATAACCTCCTCGAAATATCCCAAATCTGTTACAGAGTTGATAACGGCAGCAATACCTCCAATTTCTTGAGGCATTCCATCGCCTTCTGATCTGGTGTGCACGGTGCCCGTAAAAGTGCGCCTTTCTTGTTTCATTTTAAATATTTTCTTGATTATTCGTACCCGCTGGGTTGTTGTTTTTGTCTGCGGTGCTCAATAGTTGCTCAATCTTTGCATCCATATAGGCATCAATTTTGCTGCTTGGCACCAAATTGCTCTCGATCAGATACTCATCTCCGCCCTCAAACCCATTTGTATCTTCAAAGTTGCGCGCCTCGTTTCTGCTCAACCACCCGCCGCGGATGCCTTTGTTGTAAAAGTCCGCGCGATCGTTTGCAGAGGCTCTCAATAATGAGTTGAAATTGTACTTAAAATATTGATCGACTTTGTCTGTCTCTGTTAAAAGTTTGCGCCTCTTTTCCTCTTCGATATTGATTGCATAACTCATCAAAGTGCGAGAATAAAAGTCTTGATATTCTTGCTCAGTGCTTGATTTGGTTGTAGTGCCTGCGCCGATCATTGAGGCAGGAACTCCAAAAATACGAGCGATCTCTTCAGCGTCATATTTGCGAGTCTCTAAATACTTCGCCTCGTCTGGGCTCAAACTCAAACGCTCCATTTTTACGCCATTAGGCAACACGGCGCTGCGAGCTGCTCCGTCTATTACGTCGTCGAGAGATTGCTTCAGGGGTGCTGCCTGTTCTGGCTTTATCTGTGCCTCCGAAGTTAGCAAAAACTTCAGAACTCCGTTTTTGTATACCCCTGCATTTCCAGAGATAGCGGCCAAATCAATGCCCAATGTTTCAGCGTGCAACACAATCGGCGAAACGCCCACAAGAGGATTATCCAAACACATCCCTTTATAGTGCAACATATCAGATGCGGGGATCATTGGCGGGAATCCTTTGGCGGTTACTTTGTAAAATAACTGGCCATCGCTCAAAACTGGCGTAACATAATCAGGATTGATCGGGTGTAACTCAACGCCCAAATATCTGGCATCGCGATTGATAAAAGCGTAGGCATTACCACGCAAAGCCAAAGCGCCAACCATAAATATCTCGAAATCGTAGCGTGTTTGATACGGATTAGGCTCATTCAACAAAGACAAAGCGTAGTTATTGAATATTTGCTCTTTGCCCTGCGCTGTTTCTTTATAAAGTCTCAACTGAAGCCCCGCGATACCGTCAGAAATAACCCTCACACAAGCGTGCACGCTGGCAATACTCAAAGCCGTGCGTGGGTTTATACTTTGCCCGCTCTGCGTTTGGTAGCCAAAGACAGAGTTTAGAGAATTTATAAGCCATTCAGAGGGCGCCGATAAATAACTGCGCTTTTCTACCCCTTTGAAGCCTAAAAGTCTCTTTATACTAAACTGCATAGGGCGAAAATAAAACTCTTTGCTTGTAACATTTACAACTATTAGGGGCGATTTTTATCGAGCCAACGCGAGAGAGTTGAGCGAAATACTTCATAATTTTTAAACTTGTTTCGATCAAATATAACAAAGTGGCGAGCCTCGATTTTTTCATAGGCCTCGCGATAAGTTGCCGACGTCGGGAGTTCTTTGTAATACTCCTGCATAAAGTTATCGGTGTAAGTGAGCCAAGCGTCTGATTTCATAACTGTATAAACCAAAAATCTGAATTTTTATTTTTTGCAGCCTCCTGCATACAAGTGCCTAAAGCCATTACAATACTTACAGGGCCGTCGACTTTATCGCCAGACTTTCCTTTGTCAATTTTAATATTACCCGCTGGATCAGTGCGCAGCATAATATTGCCCATCTGCCACCGAGTTACTGGATTGCCTGCGTGTTTGATCCTGCGTTCCTTCACTAATCGCTCCAGTTCCATCGTTGGGGCGCTCATTGATACAAAGCCTTGGCCAAATGGGAAAAGGCTGAGCCCCTCAATCTGCAACTCAATTACCAACTGCGAAGAGTTGAAGCGATCAAAAGCAATATCTTTAATTTCGTATTTGCTTGCCAGTTCTAAAATCCGCGCTTTTATATAGGCGTAATCGGTTACGTTGCCTTCTGTGGCTGTTATCAGCCCATCTGCAACCCATTGCCGAATTGATTGCCCTGCCGCGTCGTTTCTTTTCTTAACGGTTTCCTCTGGGAGAAAATACCAAGTTTTGACAGTGCCACTATCAGGCCAGTATAGGCTAAATGCGCAGAAATCCCCAGAAATCGCCAAATCCAGCCCGCCGTAACATTCGCCCAAGGTTTCGCCCGTTTCGCCGCATTCTTTCCAATCAGAGTCAGGAATCCAAGTGAGTGCTGTATCTGTCCACACATTGAGCAGTTTAGTTTTAAATTCAACCTCTTTGCTGGCAAATTCCTTCGCTTCCGTCAATGCTTGCTCCAATTGGCGAGGATAAACAGAAATACCCCAGTTTGGATTTGCTTTGCGCCAGTTGGCCGAGTCTGTCCAATCGTCCCCCGCATCCAGTGTATAGATTACCGAAAAAAGAGAATCGTCTTTTATCTTGCCTTCGAGCACACTCGCACAATATTGGCGATGTTTAAAGCAAGGTGCCTCTTTGTTGAAGCCTGCCGTGGTAATTGTAAACAGCAACGGCTGCCTCCTTGCTCCCATAGAATTTCGCAGGACGTTGTAAAGCTCATCGTTTGGGTGTGCGTGGTATTCATCAATTACAGCCATATGGGTATTGAGTCCGTCCTGCTTGTTTGGATTCCACTCCAATGGCCTGTATAAACTTTGCCCGTGCAATATTCTGCGGTTATTCACAGAGTTATTAACAGTTACCGCTTCAGCCAACCAGCTGATATTTTGGCACATCCTAACCGATTCGCCAAAAACCATCATTGCCTGATCCAATTTTGTAGCCGCTGAGTAAACCTGCGCCGCTGGCTCATCGTCAACCAATAAGCCATATAACATAATCGCACTGCTGAAAGTCGATTTACCATTTTTTCTAGGCACCTCAACATAGGCCCGCGTAAATCTGCGATATCCGTCTTTCAGGAATCCGAAAATATTTGCAATTATGAACGCCTGCCAAGGCTCCAGCGTGAAATTGCGGCCAGCATATTCGCCAGTCGTGTGCTCAAGTTCCTCAATAAAGGTAATAGCGTGCTGAGCCGAATCTTCGTTAAATTCCCACTCGCCGCTTTCTCTGTCTGCCAAATATCGCGCGCAGGAATTTTTAACGTGAGCACACGCCACAACCTCCCCAGAGGCAACAGCCAAAGCGTAATCGTGATAAATCAACCGTGTTTTATTGTTTCGGCCTCAAATTTAT